GATATTATCTGGGAATGTTGTGGGTAGAATGCAACATGCTCGATTTGTCTACGGCGGCGAAATATTACGATTATACCGGAACTCTGCAGACAGAGGATCTGTCTAAGGTAGAGTATATCATGTATGATTGGAGAGGGCTTCATATCGTGGATCTTCTGGATATGGCGCGGTTGAAGGATTCCGAAAACTTTAACGGAACCCTGGCACAGGTGGAAATTTGTTCTGGATACCGCCTTGGTGATAAGAATTATGCAGTTGTAAAGAAGTGCGGAAGTACAGATAATGCAGATACGGAACAGGGAAGTGAAACCGGTAAAAGCCAGGGGGAATAGCAGGGCATAGTCTGAGTACAGATTTGGAAATATATACAGCCGGAGACCTGGAAGGAATGACGATATCCCAGATCCGGTCTTTGGCTGACAGATTGGGCTATGCCATTACAAAGACGAAAAAAGCAGATATTATTAATGAGTTTCTTGCCGGGCAGGAAGGGGTGCTGTGATGAAGATTTATGCAGATATAGAATTCTATAAGAGTCAATATCTCCTTGGCCGGGCGCCGAAGATTCCGGATGCAGATTTTCCTTACTGGGCGATGCTTGCATCCGGAGAAATCCGGCAACGTACTTTTAACCGGACAGACAAGCTGGAAGAAATTCCAGAGGAAGTCGGGATGTGTTGCTGTGAGCTTGCGGAAAAGATGTATTCTGTTGAGTCTGTGAAGGATGAGACTGGTATGATTCTACAGAGCTATGGCAATGACGGTGAGACGGGAACCTATAAGACAGAGGATTTGTCTGAAGCAGGAATCCGGAAAAGTATGGATCAGATTATACGGAAGTGGCTTGTGAATACTGGATTGATGTATTGTGGGGTGACGTGATGAATCCGAACTATAATCAGACCATTACAGTTTATAATTGTCTCAGGGGAGAGGACAACCCGGATAGCAAAAAGGATATTTGGCAGAGAACTATTCTTCACAATTGTTTCTACAAGAATGTGATTGGACGGACAGAGTATGCGGATAAAGCGCCAAAGATGGATAATGTCTATACAGTGCGTATTCCGGCTTCAGAGAAGTATCTGTCGTACCGTGAATGGATACGGCTTCCGGAAAAGGAACGCCGGGAATTCTTCACTTGCAGCCAGAAGGATATTGTAGTCAGAGGGGAATGTACGGATGAGATCACCGGAATTCCCCCTGATACGGCATCCCAGGTGCTGTCCCGGTATAAACCGGAAGCGTTTGTAGTAGCTGCCTTTTCAGACAATACGTCACATCGAATGGCAAAGCATTACAGACTGGGAGGATAGAGAGGATGAGTGTTGATTTTAGATGGAATCATCCGATCCCGTTAATCGCAAGGGAAGCATTAGGCGGAGATCGGACACTGTTGTTTATGGCAAATGAAGCAAAGCGCCTGATGGATCCATATGTCCCTGCGATGAATATGGGATTATCACAGAATGTAAGGACGTACGTGGAAGGTGGAGCCGGAATTGTACATTACACTTCTCCCTATGCAAACTACCAGCATAAAGGGATTCTGATGGTGTCGAGGATTACGGGTAGTCCGTGGGCACGAATGGGCGAGAGTAAGGTCACTACAGGCAGGAAGTTAAAGTATAATAAATCCCGACATCCTCTTGCGACATCTGAGTGGGAAAAGGCAATGAAAGCGACCCGTATGAGCGATTTTACGAATGCGGTGCAGAGATTTGTGAATGGAGGGGGAGTATGACAAAGCATGAGATTATGAAGACTTATGTAGAAGAAAAGGTAATGGAGCTGGTAGGCTCCCTGACTTCTTTTAATTTTGCAAACGATTCTCCTGATTCGATATCGTTTCTGACGAATTATGCGGGGAAGATCGTGAAGAAGTTCCTGCGTGCCGCGGATAAGGAGTATGCCTTTTCCATAGTGCTGACCTGGCATTATTCCACGGAGACGGACGATCTGAATATGCAGGCTATGAATCTTGCACAGAATTTCATGGACTGGATTGAAGAGCAGAACCGGAAGAGGAACTTTCCGGACTTTGGTGTGAAATGCCAGGTAAAGAAAATTGAAAACTTACAGAACATGCCAAACCTTGCAACGGTAGATTGGGAGAATATGACCGCCCAGTACATGATCCAGTGCAGGGTTCTTTATTTTGAAAAGGAGTAGAGATTATGAAAGTCAATGAATTAATGAAAGGTTATACCGTGAATCCGGATTATGAAGGATGGGTAACGAATGACGACTATGTATTTGCAATTGATGTTGAACCGGGAGGAAGTACCATTACTGCAGATGGAGATTATGAAGTTGTGGAGATGGGGATTGCCGGACTGGATTCTCAGATGAACCCGGTAACACAGGATAAACAGTATATCCGATCTGGTCAGAATACCATGAAGACAGGAACACAGCGATCCTTTGCAGTCACTGGTGACAGGTATGTCGGCGATCCGGCGCAGGATTACTGTCTGTCTCACAAGATGAAATACGGTACCGGTAACGGTGTTGTGACGAATTACATCTATTTCAATATCCTGAACGGGAAAGGAGAGAAGGGGCAGGTATCTATCATTGTAAATTCGGATGGTTCCGGGAATGCCGGGGAATCTTCCGCGGTAGATATTGAGTTTAAAAAGATCGGATCGAATCCGACAGAGTATGCATATTCGGCAAGTGTGGAGCTGTCTAAAAATGAATCGGAACCGGCAGGAACTGAAAACGAATAGGAGGAACCGTGATGAGATTAGTAACAGTAGAAATTCTGGGAGTGAAGCTGGAAGCGCCTCTTTTAAATCACAAAGTGGCAAGAAAGTATGATGATGGCATCGCGAGAGTTGTCAAAATTGCCGATGAAACAAAGCATTGCAATTCAGGGTCAGAAGCAATTGAAAAACAGTGTAATGCCGTGGTTGATTTCATAGAGGATATCTTTGGTAAAGGAAGTGCATTGAAGGTGTTGGGAGAAGAAACTGATCTCCTGACATGCCTGGATGCCTGGGAGGAACTGACAGACGTGTATGAGAAACAGGTAAATCCAATTCTGGAAGAGCGCAATAAAAGAGCGATAGCAAAGTTTAGAGAGAAGAATGGTGATATGTAGTGAAAGAAGATTTCATTACTGGAATCCTTCCCGAGACAGTTGTAATTGATGGTACGGCATATCCGATCCGGTGTGATTTCCGGATCGGGATGCAGTTTGAAAGGATCTATGGCAGTAAACTGGTTGACAGGGATAAGATTCTCAGATTGTTGCAGATGTATTATTCTGAGATTCCGGAAAATATACCAGAGGCAATTAATCAGATGTTATGGTTTTACCGGTGCGGAGAACCGGAAGAAAAGAATGAAGATGAAAACGGCAAAAGGCAGAGATACCAGCGCAGGTCTTCCAAAGAGCCTGCGTATTCTTTTGCCCAGGATGCGCCGTATATCTATGCGGCATTCAAAGAGCAGTATGGGATTGATTTGACCGAAGTGGAAATGCACTGGTGGAAGTTTATGGCTTTGTTTGAGTCTTTGAATGAAGATACGAAGATGAGTCGGATCATGTATTACCGGAAAGTAAGCACATCGGGACTTCCAAAGGAAAAAAGAGCTTTCCTGAATGAGATGAAGAAACTATATAAGATCACGGACATTTCGGTATTAGGAAAAAAGGTATCCCTTGAAAACCGGAACAGGAAGTGGAAGGATTATGTAAAAGTGCGGCAGATGGAAGCCGGGGTGGTGAAATAATGGCGGCAGACGGGACAATCAGAATTAGTACGGAATTGGATAGCACAAAAGCGCAGGGAGCTATGGCGAAGTTTTCCGGGACAGCGAAAAGCGCTTTAAAAGGGGTCGCGGTTGCTGCCGGAGCTGCGGGAACCGCGATTTCGGCGATGGCAGGATATGCGGTCAAAGTAGGATCAAGCTTCGAAGAAGGGATGTCTAAAGTGTCCGCGATATCCGGAGCGGCAGGGGGAGACCTTGAGAAACTGACGGATAAAGCAAAAGAGATGGGTGCAAAGACAAAGTTCAGCGCTACGGAAGCGGCCAGTGCATTTGAATATATGGCGATGGCAGGCTGGAAGACGGAAGATATGCTGAATGGCATCGAAGGTATCATGAATCTTGCGGCGGCTTCAGGGGAAGATTTGGCAACTACTTCGGACATCGTGACAGATGCATTAACGGCGTTCGGAATGTCAGCATCTGATTCTGGGAGGTTTGCCGATGTATTGGCGGCAGCTTCTTCCAACGCAAATACGAATGTCGGCATGATGGGAGAAACCTTTAAGTATGTAGCTCCGGTTGCCGGTGCGCTTGGCTTTTCCGTAGAAGACACAGCGGTAGCGATTGGCCTGATGGCAAACAGCGGGATTAAGGCTTCACAGGCAGGGACTTCGCTCAGGTCTATCATGTCCAGGCTTGCAAAACCAACAGATGATGTGCAGATTGCTATGGATGCATTGGGTATATCCCTTACCGACAGTAACGGCAATATGAAATCTTTGAATGAAGTCATGGGTGACTTGCGAAAAGGATTTGCAAACTTAAGTGAGGCCGAGAAAGCAAACATGGCGGCTACACTCGGTGGTCAGGAAGCTATGTCAGGGCTTCTGGCGATAGTGAATGCTTCTGATGAAGATTTTAATTCGTTGCAAAATGCTATCAATAATGCGGATGGCGCTGCCGAGGCAATGGCAGGAACGATGCAGAATAACTTGAAAGGAAGTTTTACAATTCTTGGATCTGCATTGGAAGGATTTGGTATTCAGGTATACGAACGGGTTCAGGAACCGCTTAAGAAAGCAGTGGACGAAGGGACGGAGAACGTGAACCGTCTTGCGAGGGCTTTTGCGTCTGGCGGATTAAAGGGAGTTGTTTCAGAAGCAGGAGAAATCTTCAGCAGGTTTGCCGATAAAGTGGAAGGTAGCAGCAAAGTAGCAGGGGAGATCATAGGACCGTTAAGGAATATAACAAGTGAGGGAATGCGGCTGGGAAAAGCAGTACTTCCTACGGCAACGAAAGCTTTTAAACTTCTTGCGGAGAACTTGGATGTGGCGGTTCCCTTATTGATATCGGGTGTTGCGGCCATAAAAAGCTATACGGCGGCAAAGACGGCAGCCAGTGTGATCAAGAAGCTGTCAACGGCATACCAGGCCAGTGCGATAGCCATGGAGCTTTTTATAGCTGCAAATGGGACATCTGCGGTCGCGACTGCGGCATCCACAGGAGCTATTACACTAAAACAGATTGCAGTTGGATTGCTGAGTAAGCAGTTGAGTCTGGCAACTGCGGCACATGCGGCATTCAATGCTGTTGTCAGTGCAAATCCGATTGGATTGGCTGTGACGGCAGTTGCGGCGTTGACTGCAGGATTGGTAGCTTACACAGTTATCGCCGATGGGGCGGATGAAAAGACTTATAAGCTTTCTAACAGTGAAAAAGAGCTGATAAATTCTTGTAATGATCTGACAGAATCTCTAAACGGCCAACGAACAGCGCGGGAAGAAAATGTGCAGTCAATTGATATGGAATATGATGGATATCAGCACCTTTTGTCAGAACTTCGAACCATTACGGATGAAAATGGTAGAGTGAAAGATGGATATATAGAACGAGCTAGTTTTATAACGGGGGAGCTTGCTAATGCACTGGGAACAGAAATTGAACTGACGGACGGAGTAATCCAAAACTATCAAGAAACCGTAGGCGCATTAGATGAAGTGATAACAAAGAAAAAGGCAGCGGCTCTATGTGCGTCTTTAGAAGAAGAGATGGCATCTGCATATAAGAACAGCCAAGAAGCGTTAGTTGCGTATAAAGATGCGATGGTAATTGCAAAAGAGAAGGAAGATGCGCTTACAGAAGCACAAGAAAGGCTAAATGATGCGACGGCTAAATGGAAAAATGAAAAGATTATAAGTGCCGATGCGTATGATGCAATGAAGGATGCTGAACAAGCAGTAATAGATGCAACGGATGCATTTGATGAAGCATCTAAGGCGGAGGATAGAGCTAGGACATCCTTAAATGAACTATCGGCAGAAGTTAACAATTATAATGCACTTATGGAAGCGACGCAGAACGGGACGGTCACCGAGATTGAAACTGCGATGAATGCTTTGTTAAGTGGATATCAGGGGTATACAGAAGAAATGCTGGCGACATCAGAAACAGCAAAAACATCTATGCTTGAACAGGCGTCTGAAATGACAGGAGCATTATCGGTATTAGTATCAGAAAATGGCCAGATGTACCAAGCTTTCGGAGAAGAGGCCGCTAATTCAGCCGCAAGAGCAGTATCTGAGTTCCAAAAACTTCCCGGTGGAATTAAAGAGGCTATAGATTCGATAGGCACAGATGGAGCCGCTACAATGGTGGCAGCACTTTCGCAGGCAGACCTTGATGGGAAATTAAGTGAAGAGTCCAGAGCTTCTTATGAGGCGTTTATGACTGGGATTGCTGATTTGCCTCAAGGAACGCAAGAAGTTTTGTCTGATGCCGTCAGAGGTGCAATGGAAGGGCTTGGAGGATTTAACCAAATACAGGACAAAGCGAAGGAAGAAGGAGTTTCATTTTTGGAAGCCTTACGGGAAGTGCTAGAGATTAATTCGCCGTCAAAAAAGGTAATGGAAATTTTTGAAGGTGTGTGGGAAGGCGCCTCAGAAGGATTAAACGTAGGCGGTGAAGAACTGAATACAAAGGGGACAGAAACTTGTAATTCTTTTTTAGATACGCTTAGAAATTCCGGACTTGGGGAAGCGATGCAGGGAATTGGCGCAAATATCATGTCCTTTTTCGGGATTGGAATCTCTTCTCGTCAGGAAAATTCTAGAAATGCAGGTAAGGCGAATGCGGACGCAGCAAACGCAGGAGCAGGTTCCGTGAATCCTACCGGTACAGGATCAAAATTTGGATCTATGCTTGGGAGTGGAGTGGCTTCTACGGCAGGACATTTGCAGAAAACAGGACTTGATATTGCGAACGCTGCGGATACGGGTGCGGGTTCTGTAAATCCGACTGGTACGGGATCAAAATTTGGATCCATGTTAGGAAAAGGCGTTTCTTCAACATCCGGTTTATTGCGCAGTTCCGGAACCAATATCGCGAATTCTGCAAATACTGGTGCCGGGAGTGTAAATCCAATCAGTACAGGATCAAAATTTGGTAACCAGTATGCAGGCGGAGTAGGAAGTCAGGCTGGAAACGCAAGGTCACAGGGTCTTAGTCTTGTTAATAATGCGGATTCAGGAGCTGGATCCAAAACAGGATATAATTCAGGATCTAATTTTGGTTCTGGATTTGTCAGTGGAATAGGCACATGGCTTGGAAGAGCAGCATCTGCGGCGGCGAACCTTGCAATGTCAGCATACAATGCGTTGAGAAATGCCTTGTCTGAACATTCACCTTCAAGAAAAGCGAAGAAATCAGGAAAGAACTTTGATCTTGGTTTTGGGCTTGGAATTGAAGAGAACGCTAAAACAGCGATTTCTGCAGCAGAAGAATTGTCTAAGGATACATTGGATGCATTAGATACGGATATGATTTCTGATAAGTTAAATAATATCGATATTCCCGGAACCATGGCGAGGGTGCATATGGCTGTAGAAGACCGAAATGAGAAGGTCGCAGAAAAAGTTACAGCTTCTGTAGCAGCATATGAAAAGCTGAAGAATGACGGAAACCAGAGTTCATCTGTTACGAAAGAAGACATGCGCAGTC